ACATCCTACCAGTAAGAATGTTGATAATACCACAAAGACTTTCTTATGCAGTGAATTTTTTACCATCTAATAGTCCCGTAACTTTGTTGATTACGGCCTCCTCATATAATCTAAATGTGATTCCAGCCTCGTCAAACATCTCTAATGACCTCTTACTAGAATCACTCCATTTTTCAGTAGGCACATAGAGATCATGAACGATAACCTCTTTGATGCCTGACTGAATAATCGCAATCGCACACCCAGAACATGGTATCCATTGGGTGTAGATACGACAATCTTTTAGAGGTACACCTATCCTGGCTGCGTTGTATACAGCATTTCTCTCAGCATGGGCATACCAATGATATTTTTCTGGTCGTTTGTGTCTGTCTCTTTGTGTACGTACACCTCTTGCAAGACCGTTATATCCTGTAGATACAATCTCATTATCTGGTCCAACAATGACCGCTCCAACATGTGTGGAGGGGTCTTCACTTTTCATTGCAACGAGGTAGGCCATACTCATAAAGAGTCTGTCCCACGTTATCTCATTTTTCTTCATCTCTCTTAAACCAATTCTCTATTCCATGACCATGAGTCCACCGGTATTGATTTTCTTGGACCCAACAAGACCGACATAAAAGTATATACTCGCTTCTTGCCCGGTTGGGTGTATACCAGCGACCATAGTAGGTTGTTTCACCTTCTCCTAACGTATAGGACCGCACTTCACCGGTATCTGTAGTACAGTGTGAACCTTCGCAATTGGGGTTATGCGTAGAAGATACACCATAACCCTCGTAGACCTGCTGTCTATGGTCGGTCATTTTACATCACTTCGGGTTGAACCTTCCGTCACTTCAATAAACTCTCCATTTCTACACATTACGGTTTGAACCTTCGGACCCACGTTTTGTAATAGTTGTACCCTGTTGAATCTCGTTTCCTTATTACCATAAAATTTTGAGACATAGTGTGATGCGGGTGTCGCTCTCATAAGGAAGCAATCACCGGCTGTTATATTAAGGTCTAACTTACTGAAGAAGTATCCGTAGTTACCCTTCCTATCCACGATTTGATAGACGGGTGCCTCACCCAGAATCGAATTTGTATCTGGACCATAGTATGGTGAGCCATGCGTGTCCATGTGTGGTTGACCTGGGCGTTTTATCTGAAGCAGTTTAACAAAAAATTCACCCCGTTTGCGGAGTTCTCCTAGAAATTCAGAGTTCTTTCGCTTCTGACTTTCTTCCAACTTGTTGTCATGGGTTTCTTTAAGTTTGAAGATACAACATACAAAAGGTATATCCTTATTGCTGAGACCAATTGGACCGCTCGGTGTCCCATATGGGTCACTAGCTCGGGTTATCTTCTGTTTCACAGTAGCGAGGAATTCATTCTGGGAATCCAGACCCCCGCCTTCTAGGTTGGTGATCCATTTAATAACTGCGTTAGCTTGTCGGACTTTTACGGGAGACCGAGTGCCCTTTTCACAATTTTCTACATACTTGTCAACACGTTTTAAGACCTGACTGACAGTTGATTCTTTGGCTGGATGGTTAAATGCGACCTCTTTGGAAACATACTCATCATTGTTCAGTTCCAAGACCTCTTTGACGCAGCATAAAACGTCTACCACTGGATAGTATAATGGACAGCGTTGAGTGGGTTTAGATGTACTGGTTTTCTTAGCCATAACGACGTAATTCCTTTAAAATTTGTTCTGCTGCTGTTTTAGCAGTTTCAAGTGTTGGGAAGTTCTTACAGGGCGCTTCTACACGTAAGTTGTCAGCAATAGAGCCTTTAACAGGAATAAAAGTCTGGTTCTTGATTTTTAAGTTATGAGAACCATCACCCATTTTTGAGATGGTGCCAACTACTTCGTCATTGACTAAAACAACGGTTGCAATTGGGCCTTTCAGATAAGAAATATTCATACTTATACCACTCATATTACTATTATAACACATTTGGGACCCGTGGCAAGCATAAAATGCCTTATCCGTCTAATAAATTCTCTATTACCAACTGCCACGTTTCGCCCTCAGGCAAGGTCCTAGCATCAATAGGGCCAGTTTTGTCATATATGTAGTATAACTGACCGTTCCATTCTATCGGTGCTGGTTCAAATTCGCTTGACAAATGCTCTGTGACTTTCTTAAGTTTCATAAATACCATAGCACATATTATTATTATACATACCGTATATAGTAATGTCAAGCAAAAAAAGAAGGAATATGCTATGAAGAAAATTTTTGCAACAATCGCTACCGCACTGTTTCTCGCAGGATGTGCTACTGCCCCACTGGTCGCCGTAGGCGTCGTAGGTGGTGCCGTAGGAGTCGATTATGCTACCGATGGTAAGTATGGTTGGACACCTGCATGGAACTGGATGTGCAATGCAGTTGGAGGAAACTGTGGTAATGATGAAGAAGTAGAAGACTTAGACGAAGACGCTCCTGTTGGTTAATCCAGGTTACTAAAAAAGTATAAATATATGAGTAAAAAATGTTATATATACCATATGTGAATATATATATTAGAGACAATCTTCAAAGGAGATAAATATGTCAGGATTAGTAGAAACTAAAAATTGGTGGGAATCCCGTTCAGTTTGGGGCGGTGTAATGGCCGTCGTTGCCGGTGTTGCCGGATGGATGGGTTACAATGTTCCCGTTGAACTTCAGGGACTATTAACAGATAGTCTGTTAAGTGTTGTCGCTACAGTCGGTGGTATTCTTGCCGTCTATGGACGTGTCAAAGCAACCGCTTCTGTAGAATAATAATATACAATTTCGTCGAAATTTAACCGGGAAGGTCCCAGACCTTCCCGGTTTTTATGCTTGTCTGGTGACCCCACCGGGGATTGAACCCAGACCACTAGATTGAAAATCTAATATTCTAACCATTAAACTATGGGGTCCTTATGGTGCCGACGGGAAAGAATCGAACTTCCGTCTAGGCCTTACAAAGACCTTGCTACACCACTCAGCTACGTCGGCTTTATTTTTTGTCCCACACACAACTCATGTCACGTAATTCATAAACAGTACCGTCATGTGCCTTAAATTCAAGTACGTAGTGTTTTTTTGCACCCGGTGGGGTGTAATAATCTACCACCTTACATTTTATTCGTCCGGGGAGTCCCACAGCAATGTAAACTGTATCACCAATAGCATGGTCTGATTCATTTCGTTTTTTGTTTTTGAATAGCCAAGGTTTCCTAATGTTAACCATCGGTTTTCTCCTAGTTTTGGAGCGGTCAGAGGGAATCGAACCCTGCTCAGCATGGCTTGGAAGGCCAGCGACTGAAACCATCAGCTTAACCGCAATCTGTATTTATAGTGTTTAGTCATCACTTTTCAAATTTATCATATGAGGTTTTCTTAAACGCTCTACTAAATCCTTATCTAGATAGGTGTTTTTACCTTTAACAGCAGCATCTAATTGTGCAATCCTACGTTCTACAAGTGTCCGTGTCCTACGAACTCCCTTAAGAATGTCTTTGTTTACGTTAGGTCTCTGACCCTTAGAAAACGTGGATTCTGTTTTTGAACGTCTTCTTCCCATCTATATCTTAATATTCTTATAACTATTTATATCTGTTGAATCTACGCAATAATTTTTGATAAACGAATCGAAAAACTTCACAACATTCTCATGATATATAGGTTCATAATACACGTTATTCCATGCTGTGTCAAGCGAATTTATATCACCCTTAATGGTCACACAATCATACTCTGCCTGTCCAAAAGTGACAACAGGTTTCTTGTGTAATAGGGCTTCAAACCCCGCACCTGAGTTGACTGTATAGACACAGAAACATTTTGACAACAGGTCATGGATGGACACGTTGTCTATCCACAGTGTATCTGGGTGTAACACAGTTTTCAATGAAGCCATACTACCTGGATTTACAGGGTGACCCTTGACGACAAGGGGTACTTTATGTTGATGACACCAAAGAGACAGTTTATCTAGTGTTTCCTCTACGGTGACATCCGAATGATACTCAATCGTTTCATCATGTGGTATCTGACCGGGGAAGAATATGAAATCTTCTGGTAGTTCAACCTTGTCCGACTGTTCGGGTTGGTCAAACTTACTCTCGTTACTCATGATACGAGATGCCAATTTGTTGAACACTGTCTCGTCAAATTCACCCTCAGGCTTCCATGGGTAGTCTGTGGAAGTTCCACCCCACCCAGTCCTATTCACGGTGAATAACCACGGGAACACGGTCTGCATATAATACCTTGCGTTACCCTTATATTTGAATTGTTCTTGATTTTTATGAGGAATGAACACCAAGTCGGGTCCGTATTGGTCTATCAATTCAGGCGTGAATGTCCATAACGGACCATCAAGAATCTTTACATTATGCTCTGTGTCTTTGAGATAATCAATCAACTTCCATATGAAATCCTGCCAGTGTTGCCGGATAGGAGGTAGGTTGTCCTCTCTGTTGATACCTAAAGCGGGTTGCAACCGTTTGAAAGGCACACCTAACCATGGTTTGAGTACTAATATGTTCATGGGCTGTTCCGCCAAAATCGTTCTGTTATCCCTGATTGCATCAGGTATTTGCTTTTCTCTCTAAGGTAAGGTAGGCTAGTATCTTTCCTTGGTCCTTTTCCTGTCCAGATTGAGGCATCACGCTCTTCATCAAATTCCCAATCCATATAGTTGATGTCATATTTATACACTCTATTCTGATCCACTACAGGGGAATTGGTGTAAATATGGTGTAGTGCATGTTGGTCTAAGAACCATTCTAGCTTATTTTCCTTTATCATATCTGCTACTAACTTGATAAACGTATATCCCTCAATACCTTGTAGTGTCACGATACCCGCCGCAACTTGCATACCCGGTTGTTCATGGGGTCGTAGGAACAATCCAATCTTCTCTTTCGGAAATTCCAACTTCTTTCTGACAATACAATCAATATCCAAGATGATAAAATCGGTGTTGCCAATCGGGTCCCATTGGGAGTTGCAGTTGATTAGGTCACATACCCGTAAAAATCTGTTGCAAGCATAATAGGTTCTCGTTGCATCAGCTGAGAAACTTTTCATGAGGTCAAAAAATTCATAACTCCACGTAACATCGGTATCAACATCGTGGGACAGTCTCGTAATCTCTGTGAACACACCATCATCGGGGTTCATCAGGTGGAGATGCACGTTGTTGCCATGGGTTGCAGCAGAATAGATAAACGATGCTGCATGTTGCCAAAAATAGATAGAGTCACACGATGCAAATACACAGGGTTGGGTTGGGGCTTGACCACCAATAGAATACGTAGTCTGGGCAACTTCCACGTTCATAATGCTTGTAAAATTCCTGTAAGAAAGATAACAGCACCAACCGTGTTGATAAAAATAATCGCTCGGTCATGCCATAGCATACCAACTATTAACCACCCTATTACACCTACTAAGTGTAGTATTAAATTGAAGGGATAGTAATCTGGCCCTACACTTGTCAATACCATACCAAACAACAGGATGATGCTTGATACCCATTTGATATACCAACTAGCATCCTTACTAGGTGTTATCTTCTTGTAAACCCTAGAGGAATCAAGTGCTTTGATTTTGTCATCTAGATCGAAATTTTCTTTCTTATCTGGCATTGTAACATGTTATCCATAAATGTCTTGGGTGATTGTCGGACCTCCATACGGTATCGTCTGTTGGTTTCCTCACAACGTCTGTGAAGTTTTCGGTTTCTAAAATCAACTTGAGGTATTCGTGATTGTAACCCATCTTGTGTACGTCCCAGTTCTCGGTCATCCCTTCTCGTTGCCACCCCCAGAAACCACCACGGGCAGCCTCGTAATCGCCATCCAACCATTCTTGGACGTGCCAATCCATATCAGGGACTATCATTTCCAGTAGACCACCCGGTATCAACACCTTACTCCAAGCCTTCAATGTCACAAAGGTCTGTTCATATGTCAGGTGTTCAAAGAAATGTCTTGAATATATTTCTCCAACCGTATTTGGCTTTGTGTGTTCTGGAATTTCCCATGCATTACACACAAATTTCACATATGGAGTAGCTCTAACGTCCACTCCAAGATAGCCTTCATGGTGCTTTCTTGGTCTATCACCGCAGCCAAATTCGAGCTTCAGCATTACCGATACACATCACCGTTTTGTTTGATTTTCTCGTCTTCATAATCTTCGGCAACTCGTCTGTAGAACTCCTGCTTCGCAGATTCTAGGACACCAACAATATCGTTGATGGTGCTGTAACTGAGTTTCTTGTAGTTGAGGTATTTGTTACACAACCTTGTCACTTCAAAGTTCAACTCACCAACTGTTTCCGCTGGGTAATTCAAATTCTCAATCTCATTCCGTCGTTTCACTTCAATATAAGGCATTATTTGTATATCCCTAATAGTTCATTAATATCATCAATCGCTTCATCAAACACCCATCTTTCCTCCATGATGTTCATCTTCTCAAAGTCATAGAAATATAACCATGGAACACTACTGTATGTTGCGGGGTGGTCAATCAATCGTTGGTCATCCGTGACCAAGAAGATAGGTTTGTTTAGAGAAGCTGCCCACGCTATTTCAAAGATAGTGCCATAGGATGGTCGCCTCTCGTTGATTTCCTTAGGCAGGAACGCTAGTGTCGCATCACACCGTTGGACATCCATGAAATTCTTGGTGAATATCTCTTTCTTTCTTAGGTCATGGGTGTAATGGGACCTTTTGGTGACGGGGTAGTCTAACCTCACTGGAGTTACACCAACGATATTCTCTAGGAATTGCTCCTTGACATGTATTCTCCAGTCGTTTATTTCGTTGTCATTACAACCTTCTATGGGACCCGCTAGGTACACATAATTTTTATTCATCTCTCAACTCATATTATTTCTCTATTATATTCAAGTATACAGTAGATTTCAATGAATGTCAAGCATTTATTCGCCTCGGCTTACATCAAATTGGTTTGCAGAGGTGTACCCCTTCTGGGATAATTTTGTGTATTCACCATATGGCTCTATATTGTGTAACTTTCCCTTGTTACCCGGTACATAATCATCAACCTTATATCCATCATCAAGAGACTCCTGATATAGCTTATCAAACAGTTCCACAACGTCGTCCCTACGGTGTGCAAGAAACTCACCATCAAACCAGTGTGCAGCAATTGCTTCTTCCTTTGTAATACCGAGTGACTTCTGTAACCGTTCCAATACATACTTACCATGCATTTGGGTTCTCATATCGGTGTAGTGGAGAATTTTGATGTCTTCCAACTTGTCATTCTCACCATCGAAATTGTTCCACTGCCTGTCAAAAGTTTGTAACAGGTGTATATTTTGAGCAAAGAAATTGAATGTCCTCTGGTGCGAATCCTCTACTGACCGTAACCTTTCGATAGGTAGAAGGTGTTCTTCTGCACGTTCATTGTGCCATTTACAGACACAGAATCTCCAACCACCCTTGTTCATGGCAACCTTGCCGTCTTCCCACGGTTCGTTCCATAGTTCTGCAAGGTCTTGAAGTACCAGCATGTCATGGTCCATATAGATTGACTGACCTTTGAAGCCACACGCAGCAGGGATCCCCCACCTGTATCCAGAGAATGGTGTCGGCCATTGTTGCGTTTGCCAACCCTTCTGTTCTTTAACATCGGCATACCAGAAATCGTTTGGGTCATGGGACTGTTTCATCCAATGGATTTCAACAGGCATGGTTGTGTTTTTTCGTATGGTATATTCCAATACCATCTGTGCTTCAGCGTCTTCACCGTTTGCTGAAGTGCCAATATAGACCACTACTGGTCCGTCGTATATAGTGTCTTTCTTCTTTACCATCATATTTTACTCCTTATTACCAAGGTGGGTTCACACCACACGGCCAAGATACTCTTATTGAACCATGAATTGCAAGTCTGATACATTCTTCAGTTGTCTCGCCCCTACAATGCCATCCAAACACATTACCAACAACTAACGTGTCTGCGGGAACTGGACATGGTTCCAGTTTCCGTCCCCTTTCCTCCAATTCTTCCAGACCCATACGTAAACTACCACCCATATGACCGACTGTCTTCCAATAGTCTAGTGTGCCATCACAACACTTGATGGACTCGTCATACCAGTATTCAAGGTTCTCCTTCGCAAAATCGTCATCGTCTTTGATTATGTGAGTGTTCTTGGAGATCATGAAAGGACTCTTGTCGATGTCAACTTCTTCAGGGAAATACCAGAACTTAACAGCAGGGAAGAACAGGTCTGAGTGTATCTGTTTTTGAACGTCAAACCCAGTGTCATCTAGGAGTGTTCCCTCGGTGGGGTCGTTTACCCCTGTACCACCTTTACCCCATCTGTGCTTCTGACACTCATCCGAGCTCGGTTTGTTGTGAACCTTCTGGACGAAGGTGTTCTGTAAGTATAGTGACTGAGCTTCTGGGTCGCCCACCCTTCTGATTGAGGACAACACATGGTCTTGCATACCTGACTCATGTAGTAACCAATTCAATGTTGGATAGACGTTGAGGTCTAACTGAGATAGGATGTTTACACCAGAAATCTTATGGACTGATTTGGGAAAATCATACGTTTCTTTGATTATCTGTTTACATCGTTGCTCACCAGCAAAGTCCGTTATCGGTACAATCCCTACGTCGTCATACCCGTCAAGACCAGGATGGTCCTTCTTATTGCGCTGGTGGGAGATATTTGCCAACCATACCCTAAACGCATGTAGACCTCGTTTGTTTGATTTGAGGTCATTCAAAGGAAACTGGTCTAGTTGTTTATGGTTGGAGAAGAAGATGTTTTTCTCTGCATCTGTAGTAGGTCGTCCTACTATCGTTTCAAAGATTTTCAGTGAACTCTTGGTGAACCCCTTATCATCAGTGGTCTCATCCAATATCTTTTCTTCTGCCTTGGAAATCTTGTTGATGTCAGTCTTGGATAACTCTTTCTTCTTGGTTAATAGGTTTGTTAAAATCATGTCGTATTGATCCTTTCTGTAATTGTTTCGGTGATACCTTCTTCAAGGGATATAGTAGGATGCCAACCGAAGCTATTTAGTTTGGATGTATCTAGTAACTTTCGCATCATTCCATCAAGGGTTATGGTATTATTATATATAATGCTTCCCTCGTATTTGGCGATTCTTTTTACCATTTTAGCCAACTCATAGATGGAAATGTCTTTACCGAAACCCACGTTGATAGGGTCGTCCTCACTGAAGTATTTCATCAGGTATACAGCAGCGTCAGCACAATCATCAATGTGCAAAAACTCTCTCTTTGGGGCACCTGTTCCCCACAACTCCACCGTGTCCTGGTCGTGTTCCTTCGCATCGCAGATTTTTTGGATTATAGCTGCCATGGCATGACTTGACTCTAGGTCATAGTTGTCATTTGGACCATACAGGTTGCATGGTATACAGGAAATGAAGTTGTGACCACCTTGTCTGCAATACTCTATCAACTTGGTCGCAGAGGTTTTCGCAATCGCATAACCCTCATTGGTCGGTTCAAATGGTCCCGTCAACAAGTCGGTCTCTTTCATCGGTTGGTCACAGTCTTTGGGATACATGCAGGAAGAACCGAAATACAACAGTTTGTCCACACCCTGACCCGCATGGCAATCCATACATGCAAGGATGATATTGAAGGACATTATAACGTTGCAATATAGAAACTCGGCGGGTCTGTTGATGTTATCTTGTATCCCACCCACCAAGGCAGCGCAACAGAATACGTAGTCTGGTTGGTTCTCGGAGAACCACTTGTCAACCTCACTCCGTTTGAAGAAGTTGCACTCACCTGAACTCGCCTTCTGTAGGATGCAATCCTCTTGTTCCAGTCTTTTTACGAGAGCCTGGCCAAGCATACCGGTGTGACCTAAAACCGCAACCTTTTTGCCCTTCATACCAAAAATATCTGTCACTAAATCATATCCTCTATCAGTTTCTTGACATGCTTGAGTTTCGCTTGAAGGGGTTTATGACAGTTGCCTATCAGGAAACCCTCTGAGTCTACCCTCTCGGCATTTGGTGTGAAGAAGGGCACCGAGTAATTCATCCTCTTAATCACGGGTTGATTTAGGAAGTTCCCCGACAATACCGCCCTAGTCTCAATGTCATTCTCTGTCAGTTTCTCAATGACTTCTTTTCTCTTGCCTCCTAGTGGGCCTTTGAGTATGAAAGGAAATGCAAACCAGCTTGACATTCCAGTCTGTTTCTGTATGTCACACCACTCACAATCCCCAAATATCCGTCGGTATACCTGTCCATTCTCAACTCGACTCTGGATTATATTATCACACTTCTTTAACTGTTCCCTACCGATTGCTGCACATATCTCGGTTGACCTCACACAGTAACCAGGCAGGACGAATTTGAAGTTGTCGGTGAATGGGTCGTTTGTCTTTTGATACAAATCATTATCATCCTCAAGGTTCCTCACCCAACCATGTGACCTAAGGGACTTGATATATTGCATAAGGTGGGTGTCATCCGTGACGACCATACCACCCTCGGTTGTCTGTAGGTGGTGTGAGAAGAAGAAACTAAAGGTGCCTATGGTACCATATGTTCCTGTATATGCACCCAGATACTTTGCACCTAGACTTTCACAATTATCCTCTAGGAGAATGAGTTTGTGTTTCCTACATAATTCTTCAATCTGTACATAATTACAGGGGTTGCCCAACAGGTTGACAGCAAAGATTGCTTTGGTTTTGTCTGTTATCAATTCATATAGCATGTTGGGGTCTATATTCAAGGTTTCTTCATTGATGTCACAGAAAACCAACTTGAGACCGTATTGGTGTAGGGGAAAGTATGAGGTGCCCCAACTAACCGCAGGGACAATGACCTCGTCACCGGGGGATAACGCACCCGCTTCTATCAAAGCACCGACTGCCAACAGGTTAGCGGAACTCCCACTGTTGACCATTATGGCGTGTTTCACACCAAACTTTTGTGCAAACTCAGTCTCAAACTGTTCTATCTCAGGACCCATTGTGTGTTGACCGCTGTTGACCACACGTTGTATTGCGTCTTTTTCGGCTTGGGTCCAACTACTTATTGCAAGAGGATAATACATATCAGTCTATAAGGCTCACGAAATAACTGTTTGGCAAAACTTTAACTATCCCTTCAAATAGTCTATAACTATATTCTACGTTACACACTTCTGTTTTAGGTCCAGTATATAGGTCTTTATCGAAAATACCAATATATTTATCAGGGGGGATGAGAGTTGTTGATAGAAAAAATGTTGATAGTCCACCATAAATTCTCTCTGCATTGACAGTAGTATACCAATCGTCTATGGGATTTTGTATGAGGTAGGGACTACCAGTTTCTAGTGCAATTTTCTGGACGAGTATTGGGTCGTCACCGTATATTGTACATTCATAGTCTCTTGCTATATCACAATATACCTCCTCAGATACGAATTGATTGTCTGTGCCTCTCACATGGAGTAGTGACTTTACCTTTGCATGTGTTGTGTTGGGTTTAAGGGGTATAAATTCTTCCGCAATTCGTTCACGGTGTTTGTAAGAATATTCAAAACAGGGAGCACAAAGTTCAAAAGACTTTTGTATCGTTCCTGAAGTATCTATTTCACAAGGAATAGGAAGGTCGAATAACTGGGATACGTAATCAACTTGAAGTTTAGGAACTCCTTCAACAGGACTAATTAGGATGTTGTCATACTTATACCCATGTTCTATCACGGTTGAAAATGCATGATATAACAGTAATACCTGAGTTCCCAATCCACCACGGAGATATAATGTTTGTTGAGGTATTAGCGTCAAAAAAGTCTCTCCAACAATGAGTTGACTCTATGAATATACGTGTGGTCTGTTTTCACCCTTTCTCTAAAGTTGTTCGCAATCTCCTTACGTTCACTTTCGTATTTAAGATAATAGTTACACGATTCAATCATATCTTCTGGTGAATGTGAAATTATCACTTCTCTACTTATATCGAAATACTCTAATATGCAGGGGTTGTTGTCACTGATGGCAAACCCTCCTACCATACCAACCTTGAATACCCTCTCACTTACATGGGTGGGGTGGTGCTGTACGAAAGGTAACTCATGCAAACAGATATTGATTTTACTCGACGCAAAGATGTGTCCAACCTCGTTATCTGGTAAGTATCCCCGTGACCCATAGGGCCAACCTGTTCCATATATGTGCAGTCTGTCACCAAATTCTTCCATCATGGGTTTCATGTACTTGTCTAGTTGCAGACCCTTACTGGGCCACCACCCACCGACAAACGATATGTCAATATCTTGTTCAACATCATCTTGGGATTCCACATATACTGTGCTGTCTGCTGCTAAGGGCCAACTCATGACGGGCACTCTCTCAACCCACCACCTGAAACCATAGTTGTTTACTTTATCTGTAAACGCATGGAGAATGAGGTCTACGAATTTCGTATTTACTAACTTTTCTTCTGCGGGTAACCCGGGTCTTGCCTGATAGTGGAAGGGTTTGTTCTTCTCAACGATAGACATTGAAATGTCCAACAGGTTAAACATGGTAATCGAATCGGGGTGTGTCTCCAATGCTACCTTCAATCCATGTGTGTTCTTATACCTTTGTAACACACCAAAACATGCGTTAGTAATCCATAGTGCAGGGTTATACCCCGGTTGGTTTCTCACATGACCGAGGAACACATCTGGTTGAAAGTCGTTGAGTATCTTTTCCAATGATTGTATGTGGACACCATCCCAAGTCTCTACTTCGTGACCCGCTGCCAAGAAACCATTGATGATTCCTTCTTCAATATATTTCCTAGCCGTGGTGCTCCCCTTCTTGAACCAACAGTAGAGTATCTTATGTTGCGTCATGGAACTCTCGATTCTTGAAGAACAGTCCGGTCTTTTGCATAAAGGGTTTCAGCATAGTGGCATGGTGTTGTCTAATCTTGACAGACTCAGTAAGGTCACAATCGAAATTATATTTATCAAACTTCTCTATCCAGTATTCTGGGTCTTGACAATTAACATGATAGTGTCCCGGGTGACCAGGTGGGGCATGTGTAACGATAGCATACTTACAGGCATTGAAAACCGTCATGTAATTGTCCATATATTTTTCTTCAACATGCTCTAGAAACTCAACAGCCCATGCCAAATCCCACGTCCTACTAATCTCTATAGGGTCTCGGAAGTCATGTATCATCACGTTAATGTGTGGTGCTTTCATAACAAACCAATCACCATCAATACCCATTACGTCAAGACCCCTGTCTTGTGCAATTTCTACCATCTGACCGGTACCACATCCAATATCAACCATACTTTTGATTTGGTATTGCTGTATGAGATACTTAAGGGTTCCCCTGTCCGTGTGGGTCCTATTTAGATGTCCCCCCAAGTGTTGTGGTAAGACTCCATCACTCATGAGGTTTATTCCATCTTGCATATTTTCTTTTCTCAATAATGTGCTTAGGTGCGCTTTTCATGTTACCCACAGAGTCATTATACCATTCATCATTCTCTAACACGTTGTTTTTCCACAAATAATATGTTTCCATTCTGTTAATATCACCCCTTGTGTGGCAAAGGACGAGTATCTCTCTAGAGAAATGTTCTTCACCGAGGTTCTTTACATCTTCTTGGACCACCTTAGACGATGACCAGTAGTCTTTCCAGTTGCTCTCTGACCGTTGTCGTTTGGTCTTCCCTTTGACCTTCCGTACGCTCCAGAAATACTTACGTCCTATATACTTTCGGTTTGTCTTATGATTTGTAATCTTGTATACGAACCCTTGATAGCCATGTTTCAAATCCTCATCAAATACTTTTCCTTCAAACAACCACTGGTTACCCACCGTCTTCGTACCATTCATCATCAATATCGGGTATGGAATCTAAGTCCAAACCGATTCCACTTATATCTGTGATACTGTCTCTAGCCAACTCAAGTGCTGAACTCTTAACATCATTACCGCAGAATGGACACCAATCAGGTCCTTCTGTCACTTCCTCATGGTAGATTAGTGTATATTCTGTAGCACAGAAATGACAAGTTATTCTTTTTTCGTTTTTAGCTGTCATCGTTACCTCTTAAATTAAACATTGACCACTAGTACAGGCAAGTTCCTGAGAACCCTCTGTAGTATCGGTGTTTTCATATTTAGATAATTCAGACCAGTCAATCTCTGTAGGCATCTTTTTTACCATCTCGGTATACGTTTTCTTGTTACACTCTTGATAGGGTGCTTGTCTGTATATATGGTCGGTAGCGGGCAGGAACGTCAGTCCACACGCATTATCAAAATTATTGTACACCCACGCACCGACATCTAACCACTCGTTTTCTTTCACTGTAACCGTTATGGATGGGTTATGTTCACACCAGTTCTGCTGGTATACCAACCACAACTCCAGTTGTTCGATTGCTGACATATCGTGTTTGTATGTTGAGTTGCCTGTTTCGATAGGAAATGAAAACACCGTGGTGTGGTGTGGTTTTGTAACATCGGGTTCATTGGGGACACCAATCTCTTGCAGGAATTTTGTTAGGGGGTCTTTGTTGTCACCCCTCACCGTTCTGATATAATACTGTGAGTGGTCACAGTGGATCCCAGGTGGGCAGTTGACCAACTGGGAGACCGTCCCAGAGGGTTTGACACAGGTTGTGGCAGTTGCTTGGTTGATACCTAACTTCTTTGCATACTCTTTGTTCGTTTCTATTACGTGTTGTAGTAACCTCTGTTGTAACCCCGCTAAGTCACTTTTGGTATCATACAGTAACTTGTTACTCATGATGCCTGTGATAGAGACACCTAACAATCGTTCTTCTTCGGCATTCTCCTGCCATTTCCTTGAGATATACCTGAAATCCGTTAGGGTTGACTGGAATGTGCCTAGGATGGCTGCGACCTTGACCTTCTGGGTAAGGATTTCTTCTGTATCATTTGGTCGGACGACGACTTCTGACAGGTTACAGAACCCTCTCGGTCTGAGAATGATTTCACCACAGGGATTAACACCAAAATCGTGGTCAACCTCCCTCTTACCTGCCTTGCCTGCTTGCTTGACTGCCGCTTGCCTGTTGAATATACCACGTTCACCAGACTTGGAATTGTATAGGGACAACCATTCTTCCATGAAGATACCTATATCAGGTTTCTCCGTATAGGCAGCAGAGTTGTTTGCCAGTGACCTCTGCATGTTTTCCTCCCACCATTGGCCAGACTTTGCCATCCTCATACGGTCATCTGAGAGGTTGGAAAGTGATATTAGTGCGGCTCTCCTGACGCCACCAACCACCACAACGTCGGCAACTTTACAAACAATGTCATGACACTCAAGAGATGTTAGTTTTCGACCTGGTGCGTTTGTAAACATGCGAACACAGAAGTGGAACAGGTCTTCTAACGGTTCTGGTCCACTTGCACGACCTCCAAAAGTTTTTAGAGCAGCACCACCGGGTCTTATCCGACTTAAATCCCATCGGGGTACTTGACCACTGTATAACAGTTGAATGAGTTCCTTGAAAGCCTTAGCCCAACCTAGTTTGGAATCACTGACAACGATGGTCGTGTCGGTGTCAAAAAACTCCTCAGCAACCGCAGGTAACTGGTTAATGTATTGGCGTTCTACAGAGAACCCTACCCCCGTACCGTTCATCAAGATGTATAGGATTTCATCAAAAGACCTGGGGTTGTCAACGGTGACATATGAGCAGTTATACCCCGCTATGTTTTCCCGTTTCAGTGCCTCTCCTGCTGTCATGAGACACCGCATGGAGGGCATTGTGTGTAGGTTTAGTATAGAGTCTTCCAACTCTTTACGTAGTTTGGCTGGTAATTTATACTTGTTGTTTTCTAGGAGATGGTCCTCAAAGAAATCGAAGTATCTGGCTACTGTTTCGGGCCACGTTTCTCTCCGATTCTTTTCCCACAACCACCGGGAGTATCTTGAAAGGTATATATATTGCTGGTATAGTGTTGGCAAATATTCGTCCATATATTCATTTCCCTTTTCATAATCTAACATTTCTTCCAGGCGTTCAATCTGTTGACCGCATCTAAACCCGAAAACGTATTTGCATGTATTATATCTATAACACTTTTCGAGTCCATCCCCGATAAAATCATCTCATTCACATCTTTTTTTCCAACCGTGTCGGGCCAAATACAGACCTTGAAGTGGTTTTCGATACTATGTTGCATGATTTTGATAACGTCCTTGTTCCTGTTCTGGTTGTCGAAAATCAACGTGCATTTCTCTTTGGGGAGAACCCGTTCTATCTTCTTCAGGTCACTACCACCAACTGCGATACAGTTGGGTAGGAACAACGAGTCTATAGGACCCTCAACAACATATATATGTTTCTCAATGTCTAGGGTATTCAGACCATAAACCATAGGAACCTGGTCTGGCCATGAGCCGACGCTCAGCGTCAGATACCGTAGTTCCTCGTCACCTAGGGCTCTGCATGAAATAGCAAACAAGTGTCCTTTTTGAGTGAAAAAGGGCATGACTAACCTAGGTTCTGTGCCATGTATCCTATCCTTGTATTTGGGGAAAACCCTTTTCAGCTTACTGATGTCGTCTATATAGTACAGTTGTCCGAACTTTCCCCGCGGTATGTGTCGCCCGAGGGCATACTGTATTGCAAGGTTATCGTCTGGTAATGTGTCTAAACGCTGCAATATACCATCTAAAAGTGTAACTTTGGTGGGGTTTTTGAATTCAGGGGATTTATAGTACAGACCAGGCGCCTTTTTCCCCGTACTCTTAGATGCTGAGTTGCTACTCTCCTTGAAGGTCTCCATACAATATTCTGAGTATATTTTGCCATCCAGACGTTTCAAGAAGTTCTTAAAACTCTTGCTGTAACCACAGTTATGGCAATGGACGAAGTATGACCCCTTCCGTTCAAAGAAGTACATCCTCGCTTTATACTTGTTTTTTTGAGAATCACCACAGACAGGACACCTACAATTGGCTAAATTGTTGTCTTTCCACTTGAATTGTTCAAGTTGAACTGAGATGTTGTTTAGAAATTTCTTGTCAATCCAAATAGTCATGTAATAATGCCCATCTTATAAATATCTTATAAAGTGTATTATACTATAAAAAGGCGAGTTTGTCAAGATGCTAATGCAAAAATTACCCAAAATTCATCTAATTGTTGGCACCATCCTTAGTGTTTGTGCGCTGGTTGGTGCAGGAATGACGATGTACACTCATTTTGCGAAGGAAATGAGGGTCCAGTTACTAGAATGTAGGGTCATCAATTCTGTAATCGTGTTGACCAAGAACATCAAGCGGAACGACCTCAAGTCCGAACGGATGTCCATAAGGGACAGACTGGATGATGAACTCATCTCCGAGTTGGATAAAGTCAATTATGAGGATAGGATTGTGGATTTGACGGGTGAGATTTCAGCAATTGGCACCAGCATACAACAAATAAAGGACGAAAAATGCGTAGAATAAAGGTTTTATTGGTAATGCTGTTTATATGGGTGGTTGTTCCTAGTGTGACCTATGCCCAACCAGACTGGGACGACGTTGAGACTGAACTGGATGAGTTGGATGGAGAGTAGGGTTATACCTTCACAAATTCACTAATCAATTGTATCTGTGCGTTGACACGTTTCGCTAAAGTAGCATTCTCTACGGGGGTCTCTATTGTTAATCCGAAAGATGCTCCTAACTCTACACAATAAGCACCTAATGTGGTGTTATCGTCTGTCGTACCTCCTATATTGATCCCATCACCGTCCATCAATTGGAAATCCTTACCAAGGATGTCGAGCATCTTCCGCACCAAAACTTCATGGTTTTTCCATACCAACAAGTAAGCAACATCCCTCTTTGGGTCTTCCTGACATGAGAGGTATCCTTCTGCACACATTACTGGTAAGAGGTTGTTGCTTGCGTGAACTAGGTGGTGGATTTCCACAGATGGGTTGTTGGGTATTTCTAGATTGACGTTGCGACCAGCATCATCAAAGTGTGTTTTATTTACATACGATTCGGGAGAACAGATAGGTATAAAGTAAAGGTTAGGAGGCATTGGATTGGTTCGTACCCACTTCAACAAGGCTACTGGACCCGCTGGTTCGTCTCCTTGAACACCACTGGTAATTAATTTTCCTGGTTCATAACCGGGGTAACCCGTCTTGGGGGTGAAGACCTTGAGATTACCTACGAGCAATACGTTGTGTGTATCCTTTACCGCTTGATAAAAGCTCTCAATGTATTTTGTGTATGGAGTTTCTGTTGCCTCACCTAGATAGCGCTTGAACGATTTCATTACCAAGGACCGTAATGGTTTGCTTTTGCTAATTGTTTGATAGCGTCATCTCGTCCATATTTAATAACCTTAGATGGCTTAAACGTGTCATAAAAAATGTTCCTAGGCCATCCTTTTTTCTTATATTTGGACATCCCTATTTCCATAGTTTGCCAATCTTGGACCACCTTCTTGTTTTCTATCCATGCATGAGGATATGATTTTCCGTCCCAAGGGTTTTTTACAATAGCTTGTACGAGTGACCATTGGTGACTTCCAAGACGTTCTGAATGTCCTTTTTCCATAATTTGTTGATAAGCCCACTTAAAACACTCACCACATCCTATCTTACCTGCCATAGCTTCTATCATTTCAAATTGTTCGTTGATGTCTTTCTTTAATGCTATCGTTTCATTTAGGGTTCTCAATTCCTTCTCATCCATAAACTCTATCATTTTCTCTTGTAGTAACTGGAAATTATCTACATCGGTAAATGATGGTTCTTCATGCTCTCTCAATAACAAGAGTGCAGCTGCATAGGTAGCAAGCCTAGTTCTACCCATAGGCACCAATTCTATAATTTTTTTGAGGTTGAATACGAGTTTGTCAAATAACCTGTAAGAGTTTTTTTCTTCTGGCGTTTTGACCTTTTTGGATTTGATTCTCTTACCACGATCATCAATGATGCCGTGTTTGAAAGCGTCAGTTTCATCAAAAGGTGTGGTTAACCTTTTTAAGAACTGATACAACATAAAGAGGTCAACAACTACACCAGCCATTATAATTTCCTTAAAACGTCTATTATATATTGA